GAGATCACGGTGGAAAGGAGTGACGAGAATGGCACGGACGAGGAACCGGACGCAGGCGACAGCTGAGACTGTAACGGTCAACGCGATGGACAAAATCGTGGCGAAGCTGAACACCCTGGAGGGCATTGAGTTCGCGAAGGACGCCTGGGTCAACAAGGCGCCGACCAATTACGGCGTGCTGCGGCTCAGCGGGGAAGCGCGGCAGATGTGGGCGGACGGCCATCTGGTCAACAGCTCCTGGAACCTGATCCTGGACGCGTATGTGGAGGACGACAGCGACGAATATCCGGCGATGATCCAGGAAAAGCTGGAGGCGTTGGAGGATGAAGGCGTGCTCGACCTGACACATACAAACAACCGCGAGTTTGACTACCAGACCGGCAAGGTCCACTGGTGGTGGACGCTGATCATGTGGGGGCCGCTGACCTGGACGGAACCGGCACCGACGCCGAACGCGCCGGCAGCGGAAGAGCCCGCGGGGAGTGGTGAATAATGGCGCGCAGTACGTTCACGGGCCCGGACGAGTTTGACAGCCGGCTGGGCGCCTTTGCCAGGGACTGCATTAAGCAGATCGTCATGGCCGGCGCGGATGCATGCGTTGAGGAAACATGGAAGGACATTGAACAGTATAGGCACGTTGTGACCGGCAGCATGATGGCGAGTGTGGCGCCAGGCAGATATCACGAAGACCTTGGGAGCGGATCCGTGGAGGTTTACCCGCAGGGAAATGACAGCCGCGGAATCAGCAACGCGACCAAGGCCTTTGTTATTAACTACGGGCGCGGAGGCCGCCGGACGGCGAAGACCGGTGACAAATTCATCACAGGACACAAATCAACAATGCAGGAAGTCGTCGCCGGCGCCATGCAGGCAAAGAGCGACGAACTGATCCAACAACTGAACGGAGGAAACTGAAATGGCGAAAATCGGGATCAAGTGCCTGACCTATGCCCCGTATACCAGCGGCGGCGACGGCGGCGCGATCAGCTACGGCACAGGCGTGCAGCTGGCGGACTACATGGTCCGGGCCGATGTGGGCGAAGAGCGCCAGCAGGTGAAGTTCAACGCTGACGATCACATGATCGACAGCGAGAACAGCATGACGGACGCCACACTGAGCCTGGAGCTGGCGAACATGACCGACGCCCTGGAAAAGGCTTTCCTGGGCTATGTGGCGGAGAGCACCTCCAGCGGCGCGGACCTGCTGGTGACGGACGCTTCTGCCGGCTTTGTCGGCTGCGGCTTCTACCGCAAGGAACGCTTCAAAGGAACCGTCACCTACAAGTGCTACTGGTTCTACAAGGTGCAGTTCTCCAAGGACAACGACAGCACCAACACGAAGGGCGACAGCATCGACTTCCAGACGGAGTCTGTGAGCGGCGCCGCGATGGGCGTGCAGCTGACGAGCGCCGGCCCGGTGGTGTACTTCGCGATCTGCCGGAAGAGCAGCGAGTCGGACGCCATCGCATGGCTGAAGACCAAGGCGGGCATCACCCAGTAAGGACACAACGGGACGGAGGTGTGAACAGCGCCTCCGCCCCGGCTTTTTGCGTGAAAGGAAAGGAAGAGGAACATGGTTAAGCTGAAGATCGGGGAGGCTGAATACGGCCTTCGGATGGACATGTACGCAATGGAGCTCATCGAGGATGAGTTCGGCGGACTGAAAGAAATGTTTGAAAGGCTGCGGGGAAGCGACAGCAGCAGGACGGTCCGGAAAATTTTCATGATCCTGGCCAACGCGCAGCTGGCCTATGAAGGGAAAGAAGAAACCGTGACCGGGGACGAGTTGAAGAGGCTCCGGATTACGGCGATGAACGGCATCGGCGCTGCCATCCGGGCGGCGATTGAAGAAGGAATGAAGAGCGAGACCACGGAAGGCGCGGAAGCGGATGACGAGGTCTTTGACGTATATTTGCAGGAGATTGAAGCAAAAAACTGAAGAACCGGCGGGGGACGCGGGTGCGTGAGTACTACGGATACGCGCTCATCGCCGGGATCAGCGTGAAGGACGCCAGACGGATGACGCCGGGATTCATCCGGGATATGTACACGATCCGGATGAAGTACGACGTCAAGATGGCAGGCGGGAAGATCAGAAAGAGAATCGGGCTGTGAGGTGACAGGAATGGCCGGGAGCGGCGACATCAGACAGAAAATCGTCCTGGAGGGCGAGAAGGAATACTCCAGTTCGATCAAGGAAGCGCAGCGGAACCTGAAAACCCTGCGGAGCGAACTGAAGGCGGAGACCGCGGAACTGGGCAAGAACGCCACGGAACAGCAGAAAACCGAGGTCAAGACCAAGAACCTCCAGAAGCAGATCGCCGAGCAGGAGAAGATCGTCAAGGCGAACGCGAAAGCCCTGCAGGAGGTCAAGGAAAAGTACGGCGACAACGCGGACGCAGTCGCGAAGTATGAGCAAAAGCTGAACGAAAGCCGGGCCGCACTGGCCAACATGAAGAACGAGCTGGAGAGCACCGGCGACGGCTTTAAGGACCTGGCGCGGGACGCGGACACGGCTACTGTGGCGGCCAAGGCCGTCAGCGATACGATCGGCAACCTGGCAAGCGTCGGCGACACGGTGGCGGACAGTATTGAAAGCATTTTTACCGGAATGCTGGACACGATCAAGCAGGCTGTCGGGCAGGTCTGGCAGCTGATCGCGGAAACTGCCCGGAAGGCGAACAGCTGGACAGACCTGGCAAACGCCTACGGGACAACAGCAGAAAAGGTCCAGCGGATTACCGCCGGCCTGGAATGGTCCGGCGGATCCTTTGATGACCTGATGACGATCATCCAGAAGGTAAACTGGAACGGAGACAAAAAAGAAGGACTTCTGAAGGATGCCCTTGGTAATGAGATTTCAGACGCAAACTATACAGATAAGCTTGAATACACAATGCTTGTGCTGAGCAAGCTGAAGGAACTGAAGGAAACCAACGGCAAAAAATACGACAGCATTGTTGAGCAGGTGTTCGGCGGGAAACAGGGCACGCGGCTCAGCTGGTTCCTTGATAATTGGAATACAATCCAGGACAAGCTGAGAGAATACGACGAGGGCGGATACGGCATGTCCACGGACGAGCTCGAAACGATGAACGATGTCTGGGTCGAGCTTCAGACGATTGAAGGCAAATGGGACAAGCTGAAGGAAAAGTTTGCCGCCGGTTTCGGCACCATCACGCTGGACATCATGACCAACGTGAGCGGCGCCCTGGACGCGCTGAGCAAGTACTTCAACGCGGAGACGGACGAGGAACGCGAGGAAGCGTTGAAACAGCTTGAAAAGAATATCACGGATACATTTGAAAGAGTCAAGACGGCGATTGAAACCGGGCTGAAGAAGCTGGAGGAACTGGCGGAAAAACTGAAAGAGAGCGACAACCCGACCGTGCAGGCCATCGGTAATATCATGGGCGGACTGGTGGATGTGCTGCAGTGGTTCACGGAAGACAACATGACGCACGTCGTGGACGCGCTGGAGATTTTGGCGGCGTTCTGGATCGGCGGAAAGGCCCTGAGCATGATCGGGAACATTACGCAGCTTGCCAGCCAGGTTGCGATCCTGAAGGGTGCCGGCGGCCTCGGCGGGCTCCTGGGAGGCGCGTCAGGCGCAGCAACCACAGGCCTGTCGCTGACGGTTGGCGAGGTGGCCATCGCTGCGGGGGCTGTGACATTGATTGCCTCCGCGTTTGCCTGGGCCGCGGACCGGCGGAACAATCATCCTGAAGAAGTGCGCGGCACGGATGAGAACTTTGAAGCCAGCACCGGCGGAAACGAAGATCTGAAGAGCGCGTTCGTGGAATACGTGACCACGAACCGCGCCCTGCAGGAATTTTTGAACCAGGGCATTATTGAAGGCGACGAGGTCGAGGAGCTTTTCCAAAAGGCGGAAGAGGCCAAGCAAGCCCTGGACGCACTGGACGGATCGGAGGAGATCCTGAAGGCATACTCCGACTGGCTGCAGGAGCACAGCTACGGAAACATGAGCTGGGAACTGCCGGCGGACTGGTGGCAGGGATACGGTGACAGTGGCGGGCTGACGAGTGACGACATCAGCGGATTCCGTGGACTGCCCGGGCAGATGCGGGCGGCGGTCCAGAGCGGCGTGAGCAATATCAAAGTCGTTATGGACGGACAGGTCGTCGGCAACCTGGTGGCTCCGTATGTAAGCGAGCAGATTGCGAGAGATATGGCGTAACGAGGTGGAAAAATGATCTGGTCGAGACGTGTGGCACTGAACGGTGTATACCTGGACGAAGTGCATGAGGCGATTGTGATCCGGAGAGTTGAACCGGCAGACGGCAAAGAAAGCATTACGGCCGTGCCTATGGCATCCGGATACGGCCAGCGGGTGACAACGATGCGGCGGGACATGCTGGACATGGTTGTCCGGTTTGCCATCAGAATCAGGCACGACGACATGGAAGGCCGGTCTGCAGTGCTGGAAGCTGTGAACAGCTGGGCGGCAATGGCCGCTGACGGTGCGTTTATGACGGTCAACTACAAGCCGAACCGGCGCCTTTGGGTTGTGCTTGCACAGGCGCCCGGCGAGGGGAGCCTGTGGGATTTTAACAAAGAGTTTACAATCACTTTCCGCGCCTATGTGGTTCCGTACTGGGAAGATGAAATCGAATCCAGCGTAACGTCCGGCGTGTACACATCCGGATCCATGATGATCACGGTACCTGGAAGCACGAAGACGGAAGCGAAAGTTACAGTCGCCAATAAGAGCGGCATGACGATTACCTCCGTGATACTGACAATCGCCGGGCAGCAGATGCTGTTCAGCGGGATCAGCCTTGGCGCGAACCAGTCGCTTGTGATCGACCATGTGCAGACCGGGCGGCTGTATTACCTGCGGGCGCAGATCGCCGGCGTGAGCGTGCTGGCAAAGCGGACAGGGGCAAATGATTTCCGATTGAGCCCAGGCAATAACAGCATCAGCTTCAGCGCAAGCCGCGCCGTTCAGGTGACGGTCAGCGTGAGGGGGAGATACTTATGATCATTCTGCTGAACGGGCACAGCCTGACAGCGAAGGACCGGTTCAGGGCTGAAAAGTTCGCGCTGAACCTGTCGGAGAGGCAAAGCACGGCGACGATCACGATCGGCCCGGAAGCGCCGGTGATCAGCACGGGCGACTGGCTGCAGGACGAGGACGAACCGGGCGCCGGCATTGTATGGCGGGTAAAGAGTGTTGACACGGACTACGCGGCGAACACCAGGACGCTGAACTGCGAGCACATGATCAACAGCCTGAAAGACCTGGTCCTGTTCGGTGAGGTGAAGCCGGGAGCCATGGCCGGGAACAGCGGCGCCAGCGTATGTACGGCAGCGCAGGCGGCCCGGTATGTTCTTGCCAGGCAAAGTGACTGGGTACTCGGATCCTTCGGATACAGCAAGAGCGCTCCGTACAATTTCAACAGTGATACCCTGCTGGATTGCCTGGAGACGATCAGCTCCAGCCTGCTGACGCCGTTCTGGACCTACAATTTCAGCCGGTACCCTTTCCTGCTGAACATCACGCAGCCGAGCGACGCGGTACAGTGCGAGATGCGGACAGACCGGAACATCCGGACGCTGAAGAGAACGATCGACCGGACGCGGATGTACACCCGTTTTTATCCGATCGGGAAGAACAACAAGCACCTGCCGGGAAACGGATACGTCAGCCGGAACGAGAATCTCTACGGCGTTGTCTGCAACGTGGAAACAGACAATGAGATGGACACGGACGCGAAGCTCCAGGCCTGGGCGGAAGAAAAGCTGCAGAACCACGCGGAGCCGCTGGTCACGGTGACCATCAGCGGGCTGGAACTGAGCGATGCAACAGGCGAACCGCTGGACCGGCTGGTGCTCGGAACAATATGCCGGGTGCCGCTGCCGGAATATGACACGACGATCCAGGAACGGATCACGAAGCTCTCCTGGAGCGATAAGGTTGCGGATCCGGAAAGCGTTACGGTGACGCTGGCCAACCAGGTGGAGGACGTGGCCAGCATCGTTAACAAGCTCAACAAAAGTTCAAAGAAAAAGAGCAAGAACCACGCGAAACAGAGCGAAGCGGATCACGCCTGGATGGTGGACACAAACGACCATATCGGACTTGTGGCGGATGCGGTAGCCGGCGAAGGCGCAAGCAAGGACTGGTCTCGGGTTGCTTCCGTGATGGTGGACGGGGAAGGTATTCATCAGCGGGTTACAAAGGCAGAGGGCGAGATTGTAACACAACAGGCTTCGATTGAGATCAATGAAAAAGCAATCAAGCAGGAAGTGACGGACAGGTCAGAACAGGGCCGGGAGCTGAGCGGCCGGATAACGGTGGAAGCCGGGCGAATCACGCAGGAAGTGACGGACCGGAGGAACGCAGACACAACGCTGGACGGAAAGATCACGGTTGAGGCCGGGAAGATCACGCAGATTGTAAGCGCTGTCGGAAAGGACGGACAGGTGACGGCCGCTTCGATTGTGCTGTCGATCAACCAGTCCAGCGGCGAAAGTGAAGCGAAGATCGACGCCCAGCGGGTTTACATCGGGGAGGAAAAAAGCACGACGGTGATCGCCGGAAAGTGCGAACTGAGTGATGTAACGGCGAATTACATCGCCGGCAAGATCGCGACCATCCCGGTGCTGAACACCAGGTCTCTGAGCGCCACCGGAACGATCAGCTGCACAGGCTATGTGTACGGAGACAATTTCGTGCTCGGATCCAGCACAGGCGGGCCGAACAATAAATACGTGACCAACGCGATCACGGAGCTGCAGATCGTAGACAACGGGAACAACACGTACACGCTGCAGAAAAAGGACTTCGGTGATTCTTCCTGGGTGGATGTTGGAACTTTTGAGCATGCCGCTTCGACAGGAACAACTCTCAGCGGTAGTTGGAGCGGCAATACACTGACAGTTACCGCTACACCACAGAATGAACACTGGTATCAGGCGATCACCACAGGAGCGTGGCAGAACCAGGACGGTACGGCGTATGTCAGCGGGAATACGTTCTATGTGCCTGTGCTGGCGTACAAGCCCGGTGTGACGCCGCCGGTTTATACACAGGTCGACAGGGCGTATGTGGACGCGTCAAGCATCTATGCGGCCGGGCAGGCTGCTGTGACGCTTAACAATCCATACTGGTCAACGCCGGCATCAAGCATCAGCACAAGCAATACAATCAATGTATCGACAAGCGGAAGGCCGACACAGCTGGCGGAAAGCCAGCAGCTGACACTGACAGCTGACGGATGGTCCGGAAAGCAGACAACGGTATATATGCGTGCAGGAGGAACAACCGGCACGCCTTATGCAAGGTATACGGTTGATGCGACCGAAGTGTACAACAGCGGATACGACACAGGCTACGGGATCGGCTACGGAGACGGGCAGCGGTCATCGCCTGTCAACTGCAACTGGTCGAACGGTACGTTCACCGCATACAACGCATTCAACCATGAAAAAAATGTATACACGACCATCGCAAGCAATGCGGACGTAACATGGAGCGACAAGACAGCTACGGTCGTCCTGAAGGCATTCACAAACGGAAGCGAGCAGGCTGCGGATATCGGCAGGACGCTGACGATTACGGCACCGTTCACAAAGTATACGTTCGTGAAAGCGTTCGATACAAACGACCAGCCATACCGCGGCCCGCTGTATGACGCGCACGGCCATTGCCTGGTGAGCGGGAGCTATTTCTGGTACGGATATACGCAGAATTTCTCCACAACGGCACGAACGGAACTATGGCGGCATAACTGATAAGGAGAGGACAGCATGGAAGAGCGGAAAAATGAAACCATGACCGTAAAGGAAGTGCTGGAGATCACCAGCAGGAACCTTAAGACCATCATGATACCGGTGGAACTGTCTGAGACGAGCGGGCAGGCGATCCTCGGAAGCATCAGGAACATTGATATCTGCTTACGGGCGATGGAAGAGACAAACGACGGAGGTGAGGGAGATGGATCAGATCCTGATCCTGAATGACGGGACACGGCTTTTTCCTGCACACGCGATCGAGGACGGTTATGTGCTGTGGGTTTACCTGGACGGCGGCGTCAAGCTGAATGAAGCCTTCGAGCTTCTGAGCGTTCCGGAAAAAACAGAAAAGATCAAGGCGAACAACTACGGAAGCCTCACAGAATACACCGGATTTACAGACCTGTTCTGCATCCGGAGGGAAGACAACGGCCAGGTCAATGCCGGGCTGAAAAAGGCGGTGGGTTAAATGTTCTCATACAATGAAAATGCCACTGTGATCGAGATGCACGCCGGGGACACCGGCGCGTTCAAGGTCAAGGCGACGCGCCAGAGCGGCGAAGACTGGACAGAGGACGACCGGATGCTCTTCACGATCCGGAACGCTTCCGGGGAGATTGTGCTGCAGCGGTTCTACAGGCTGGACGATGACGACGGCCTCGGAAACGGCGTGGTCGAGATCCAGTTCCACAATAATGATACAGATACCTGGGAGCCCGGCGTATACAGCATGGAACGCCGGTACAATGTGCACCCGTACTGGGACGGGACAGCGCCGACCGGCATGTGCGTGAACGCGCTGACGGCAGGAGTGCGGATGATCGAAGGCGATGTTGTCCGGACGGTTGTGCAGGGTTCCCTGACGATCGACGGCGTGCTGGGCAATATTTAAGGAGGATAAGACGATGAGCGAAGTGAATCTGAATGAAGTCGTGGAAGAAGTCGTGAACGACGCGCAGGTTGTAACGGTCCCGATTGACGATACCCTGAGCGTATCCGGGGAAGCAGCTGACGCGAAGGCGGTCGGTGACGCGCTGGCCCTGAAGGCGGACGCATCGAGTGTCGTCGCGATTGACGTGAATGGCCAGAGCGCTGATAACCAGGGGCATATCATCATTGACGGCACGGACATCAAGATGTCCTCCACAGATAACACCACACTGAAAGATGCCATCGAAAACGCTGCAGGCAGGACCGGCGCGGATATCCCGATGAGCTCCGCCGTGGGTGCCCAGAAGATCAAGGAAGCTGTGGAGGAGGCCGCCGGCAAGTCCGCCACGGATATCATGATGTCCAGCAACAGTGAGACTACGATCGCTGCGAAGATCTCCACGATGGACACGGCGATCTCCGCCAATGCGACGGCGGCCAACGAAGCGAACAGCCGGACGGCAACAGACATTACAATGGGCGCGGAAGATCATGAAACCATCGCTGAGGCGATTGAAGGATGTATCAAGAGTGTCAACGGCGAAGGCCCGGACGAAACCGGCAACGTACAGGTGCAGCATGCCCTGACAGCTGACAACCTGACCAGCACGCAGAGCCAGAACAGCGTCGGAGAGTGGACCAGGCGTACAGCCGGCGGCAGTGCATCCATTCAGGACGGATCCGCCTGGATGAGCGGAATCCGCGGGAACCGGTCGCACGTCGGATATGTACCGGAAGTGCTGAACATGACCGTGACAACAGCTCCACGCGAGGAAGGACAGACGCCGATCACAGCGACGATTGATAGGGATACATTCATTGCGGCGGCTTCCGGGTCCGGAACTTATAACTTTGTATATACTACCAACTGGAGTACAAACCCGGCGACATACGGCATCACCGTGACCGGGACGCCTGTATCCGGTGACCAGATCGTCGTCAGCTACACGGCGGAGGACCGCGGCACGATCATCCAGAGCGATCCGCAGAGCCTGGTTTCCACCGGATGGAATATCGCGAAGCCGACCAGCGACTATACCGGATTCACGCATCTGGCAATCGCGCTGAAGTATGACACGACGGCAAGTTTCAAGATCATCGGCACTTATACCAGCGTCAAGTTCAGCGCCACGCTGACCGGCGACAAGACCGCGATCAGCCCCAGCGACGGCATCTTTACGATCGCTTCAAACGGGTATATCTGGGTTGCCGGCGGCAGCACGGATACAGCGATCTACATGACCTGGACAGACTGGATCCTGGACGGACCGACCACAGCGCAGGCGTACACGGAAGACGAAATCGACCTGAGCGACGTGATGGAAGAATGCTTCCCGTATGGCCTGCTGCGTGCCGGCGACGTGCGGGATGAGATCGACTTCAACACGGGGCTGGCGATCAGCAATATTGAGCGCCTGGCCTACAGCGCGGAGAACCTGGCGATAGCTGAGGCTTCCGGACGGACGTATGAAGTGGACACCAATTACATCTACTTGGAGCGGGCTGCGGCGGTTTCCACGCAAATCGAACTGGATGGACAGTATACCGTCAGTGATCACGGCCTGGAGTATTTCACGGATACGGATATGCCGGTATACGCCATCGTGATCTACGGCAATAACCTGAAGAACAAGCTGGAGCGGGACGTCCTGACGAAGTCTTCCGACCTTGTGAACAATCTCACAAGCACAGCGACGGACAAGGCGCTGACAGCTGCCCAGGGAAAAGCACTTAATGACCAGATTGGGACGTTGGAAGCAAACAATTTAGCAAGTATGGTAGATATATCCGGGTATAGTTCTTCAAGCAACAGGTATACTTTCCCAAGTGATGGATTTATTGAAATTGTCAACAATTCCGGAGCAGATGGATACGCAACTTTGTCCGGTGCTTCTTCAGGACAAACTGTTTCTATTGGCAAAGGTGTTGGAAGATTTACCTGTTTTGTCAAAAAAGGCATGAGGGTATTCGTGTCTGTTGCTTCAACTTCAAGTTATTTTTATCCGTTGTCATAAAGCATAATACGGTCATATTATGGAAGTCTGAACAGGCATAAAAAGAGCCGCCCGGTGATCCGGACGGCTTCGGCTTTGCCTGTCAGGCAACATATTTCTGATGGGAAATTTTCACGTCAAAGTTCAGCGTTTTCGCATAGCGCAGAGTGGTCTGGATCCTGGCATGTCCAAGCCACGCCTGCACCTGGTTGATCGGCATCCCGCGCTGGAGGGCCAGCGACGCTGCGGTATGGCGGAAAACGTGCGGAGTGACTTTCACGGAGATCTCGCAGCGGGAGACGATGCGGCTGATCTCCTCTTCCAGCGCTTTTTTACACAGATGCCTGGCAGATCCGTGCACCGGCACGAACACCGCCGGGCAGCTGTCAGACCTGGAAGCCAGGTATGCTTTGAGGGAGATCTCCGCCTCCGCGTTCAGAAATGTGGTTCTGCCTTTATCACCTTTCCCGTGCTCGATCCGCACGGTGTGTTCTGCAAAATCGATGTTCCGGAGATCCAGCGCGCATACCTCGCTGATCCTGGCCGCGGTGGAATACAGGAAATCAACCAACGCCTTCTCCCGGAGGGACGTGCAGGCACCGCGGACTTTTTCAAGCTCGATGGCGGTCATGGGCAGGCGTTCCGGATCAGCGACGCGCATAGGCTTGACGTGGCGCATCGGGCTCTTCCGGATGATGTCCTCATCAACGCACCATTCGAAAAAGCTGTTCAGTATGATCCTTTTCCCGTCCAGCGTGCTGTCTGATACGTTGTATGTCTGCTTGTACCATCCGAGGTACAGCCGGACGTCCGCTGCGGTGATCTGCTCGACCGGCTTCCGGACCGTCGCGAAAAAGCGGCGGAGGGCTGAATAGTAGTTTTCCAGGGAGCCTTTTTTCAGGTTCTCAATGGACTTGGTGGCGATGTACAGGCGTACAGCCTCCGGCAGACCGTCGGAAACAATCAGATCCGTGCTTTTGATGGAGAAATCGTAGCCGGCAGATGTGCGGTCCAACGCTGCGAGGATGTCCGGAAGGAGATCAGGATCCGGAAGGACCTGCAGCAGCCTGGAGGTAAAATCGGAGCGGAAAGTTTCATAAGACACAAAAAACACATCCTTTCTTGATATAGGCGAAAGAATGTGTTAACATCAATCTCTGGAGGGTGTGCTACGACCACATCTTCCGCCGGAGCGTGAGCGGTGCCAGCCGCGAGCGCTCTTTTCTTATTCCATTATAGTAGAAAATGCAGGGAAGAAAAGCGAACAAAAGCATTTTCCTGTATTTTTATATGAATTTTAACGGAGGTGACCGTGATGGATCCACGCGAAGAAATCAAGAGGCTGAACAAGAAACTGAAGAAGATCACCGGGAACGATCCGATCAGCCGGGCCAGGAAGGCCGCTCTGCTCCTGGCAATTAACCAGCTGCAGCAGGAGATTGCCTGATGAGCTGGATGGGACGGGTGGCGATTGTCGTGGCCGGGTGCTGCGTGCTGCTGATCGCCGTAGTTATTATTGTTTCATACCTTGAGGGCTGGAGGTGGAGAAGGAAATGAACAACGCGGATTATGTGGACGCCCTGGTGATCCGGTGGAAGGATGAAGGGAAAGATCCTGCGTGGATCGTCTGGAACACCGCGCTGACCTGTGAGGGCTGGGCGTATGTGTTCGGCGCGTGGGGCGCGTACTGCACCGTGTCGGAGCGGAAAAAGCGCTACAGCGACGCGCACCCGACCATCAAGACGAAGTGCAAGGCCTACGACGGCGGAACGTGCACCGGCTGCCAGTGGTACCCCGACGGAAAGCGCACAAGGTGCTTCGACTGCAGGGGCTTCACGGACTGGTGCCTGCTGCGGGTCGGCGTGGATTTGATCGGAGAGGGCGCCACCAGCCAGTGGAACACCGCAGCCAACTGGGAGAGCAAAGGAACGATCGACACCATGCCGGCAGACCGGCTTGTGTGCCTGTTCGTGAAGAACGGATCCAAGATGTCGCACACCGGCTTCGGCTATAACAACGAAACGGTGGAGTGCTCATCCGGCGTGCAGCATTTTATCAGCAGGAATAAGAAATGGACGCACTGGGCGCTGCCGGCAGGGCTCTATAACGGAGTACAGCCGGAGCCGATCCCACCGGCACCCGAACCGGAGCCGGAGAAGGGCACCGCGGTGGTTGTCGGCGGAGCGCTGAACATGCGCCAGGGACCGGACAAGTCCTGCAAGATCGTCGTGCAGATCCCAAACGGGAAAACCGTCCAGCTGATGGATCTTCCGGACGGATGGACCTATATCGGATATAACAACAAACAAGGCTTCGTTATGGACGATTATATCAGGAAAGGGTGATCTGTTTTGAACTGGTGGGACATTGTGAAGGCTGCCGGCATACCGGCGCTGTTGCTGGGCGTGATCATCACAACCTGGGTACAGATCAGGGCGGTCAAAAAGGGCGTCCAGGCGTTGCTGCGGGACCGTCTGATCCAGGGGTATAAGTATTACCGTAACCAGGGCTGGGCGGACGAGGATGACCGCTCAAATCTCGAAAATGTATATGTTCAATATCACGCGCTCGGTGCGAATGGCGTGATGGATAACCTGCGTACTAAGTTCTTAGATCTGCCGCTGGGCCCTTCGAGGCCGGTTCCGCAGATGCAGGCAGCGGGCCAGCCGGCAGGATCGGCGGCGCCTGCGACTACTTCTACTGATTGAGGAGGAGAATGAGATGAAATGGAGCTGGAAGGAATTTCTGATCGCTGCACTGATCCGCGCCCTGAGGACTTTTGCGCAGACATTCGTAGGATTTATAGCGGTGGGAGCTGCACTGGAGGAGGTACAGTGGCTCCGTGCACTTTCTGTGAGTGGTGCGGCCGCTGTGCTGAGCGTCCTGACGAGCCTGGCCACCGGTCTGCCGGAGGTCAAGAAGGAACCAGAGAAAATCGAACCTCCTGACGAGGAAGAAAAACAGGAATAATAGTGTCCCCCGGAGAAATCCGGGGGCTTTTTTTCGTTTTTGGATGTCGGTAGTATGTCGGTAGTAGCACAAAAAAATACCCTGTTTTCCGGTGCTTTTCGGCATCGACAAAAAAACAACAAAAAACCCGGAACGCTATATTTTTCAACGTTCCGGGGAAGTGAGCCCGGCGGGATTCGAACCCACGACCTTTTGATTCGTAGTCATGGCAGGATGACGGAAAATAAAGGCTTGCCGGGTCTTTTGTCGGTAGTAGGTCGGTAGTAGGATTTAGAATAGCGGGTTATTTTATCGAATCCATGACCGCTGCCAGTTCATCCAGATCGGTGCTCTGGTACTTGGTTTGGGTGAATGTATAGTCACTGTGGCCGATCAGGGCAGCCTTGTCCCGGTCGTCTCCCTCCGCGTTCTTCAGCTTGTTGCTGAATGTATGGCGGGCGGCATACGGCACCTTGCCTTCAGCGATGCCAAGACGGGCGCAAATCGGCTTGAAAACCATCTCTCTGAAGTAGTTGTCACTCATCTGCCGGAAACCGGTAAAAGGGGCCACAGTGCGCTTCTTGGAGGCCTTCGCGAAAGTGTACTGCGGGAACAGCAGATCCGTGCCGGGAATGTACAGGCGCTCCCGGATGATGGATTCGATCCGCTGGTGAACGGGCACCGTGCGGCCGATGCCGGCCTCCGTCTTTTTGCCTTCGGAGATGAACAGGCGACCGTCGTGGTCGATGACCTGATCCTTCCGGATCTCCAGCATCTCGCCGGGACGGAAGCCCAGGTAACAGAGGCAGAAGATATATTCCGCGTACCTGTCCGCGCCGATTGCCTGGCGGATTTTTTCGACTTCCAGATCTGTCAGGGCTTCGCGCTTCTTTGACTTACCTTTGCCGGTGTACAGGTTCTCGGATTCGACCTGGGAAACGATGTGCTTGTCCTTCGCGTACTTCCAGATTAGCCCCGCCACGACCTTCATGTTCTGGTGGGTGCGCTTTCCGCGCGGGCAATCGTCCATGCACTGCTGCAGATCTCCGGCGGTAATGGTCACGATCCGGCGATTGTACAGACTTCCATAATACGCGAATGCCGCACGGTAGCCGGCCATGGTGGACGGATCCACGCGGGGAGAATACCAGGGCTCCCAGGCGTCATAGACCTGCTGCAGGGTGAGGACACTTTCGTCCTTTGCGTTCTTCAGCGTCGGGATGTAAGCCAGGGCTTCCGCTTTGGTCTTGAATCCGCCTTTCGTGCGTTTGATCGGGATGCGCTGTTTTTTGTTTGCCGGATCCATGAGATCATCCGGGAGCTCACGCCATCCGACAACGGCCTCCGCGGTCCAGCCGGTTCCGCGCTTGTACGCGGTACCGGTACCGTTGCCGGCGCGCTTTTTCTTCCTGGCCGGGCGATACAACTGTGTCCCGCACCAGGGGCAGAACTGGGCACCTTGTACTACTTCAAGTTTGCACTTAGTACAAATCATGGCGGCCTCCTAAGAATCATAACGGATGGTGATGTCGTCGTCTGGCTTGTTTTCCATGTGTTTGTTCTCTTCGATCCTGGATTTTTCCCGGCTCTTCCGGATGCCGATGACCACCAGGGCGGCGATGCAGATCAGGACGGCACCGCCGGAAATGATGGTGTCGATATAGGCATTGATTCCGAGGAAAGCCACGACGATTGCAATGATAATCAGCAGGATCATTTATCTCCCTCCTTGTATTCTTTGTAGGTCTGGTCGTGCAGTTCGTTGTTCTGTATATGCTTCTTCTCATGCCGGAAGGTCTTCCGGTTCTGCTCAAAGCTGAGCCGGGCATTCAGGACAATCACAGGCTCACCGTTCTCATCCAGGAAAACAAAGCCGCGCACACTGGTAGGCAAGTCCATCAGGATCACACGCTCATCCATCCGCTGCACCTCCTTCGGGGTATTCAGTGTAGCGGACAGGATGAGCGTTTTTTTAATCATTCGCTGTCGCGTTCCTTCAAAATGCTTGCCGCTACGGCCAGCATGGTCTCTATGTCTTCGTGCGACATCTTCCTGGTCCGGTCGAAGAGTAGGCCCAGGCGTGGATCCTGGTGAAGCGCTTCCAGCCTGGCTTCGTCCTCTGATTTCCCGGAAGCCTGGATGAAGTCCTGATAAAGGAAGTTCGCGTCAATCTGGAGGATCTCCATCAGTTTTATCAGGATTGATTCCTTCGGGCTCGACACGCCGGTCTCATAATTGCCGATCGCGCCTTTGGTTACGCCGACGGCCTTTGCCAGGTCTTCCTGCGTCATCTTCCTGGCGAGGCGGGCTTCCTTCAGTCTCTGTGCAATACTCATTTTGATCACTCCTTTTCTGTCGGGATTTGAGTATATCATAAGGAAGCGCGAAAACACAATACGGAAATACAAGAAAATTGAGATTCCTGTATTGACATCTCAAGATACGTGTGATATTTTGGGTGAGGTACAAGATTCTTGAGAAAATTGGAGGTGGAAAAATGGCGTTGGTACAGGACAACCTGAACCGGATCATCGATGAAAAAGGCCTGGTCAAAAAGAGCGTCGCAAAGCGTGCGGGCTATACGGCCCAGACGCTGACGGACATCCTGAAGGGCCGGAAGGTGATCCGGGCGGACATGGTGCCCGGACTGGCTGCGGCGGTAGGCGTGCCGATCCCGGAACTGTTCAAAAATCATGAGAAAGAAGGAGGTTGAGCATGGCAAGATGTACGTTTGACGACCTGCTGATCATGAACACGGACGTCCTGAGCTGCCAGCAGGCCGCGGAGGCCATGGGCATGAATCCGGGCAGGCTGATCGGGTACGCGAGGGAAAAGCCGGAGCTGGTGCGGTTTCCGTTTCAGCTGAGCGGCTGCCGGATGAAGATCCCGCGGATCCCGTTCCTGCGTTTCTGGGGGTTTACGGATGAGCAGATCAAAAGAAAAGCCCGCTGACGGTGCGAGCGCCAGCGGACAGGACCCCTCTCAAAAAGAAAGGAGACTACTTCATGAATTATAACACAGATAAGCGTTTCAGGGCAAGGTGGATCCTGATCATGGTTTTGCTTGCTGCCATCGTTGCCTGCATCGGCTACCTGATCGGCACGGCTGCCAACGCGGAGGACACGCCGGTGCGCTGCTGGATCATGTGCAAGCCCGTGGAGGGGAACTACGTGAACGTCCACCGGACGCCAGGCAAAAACAGCCAGAGCGTCGGCTACCTGGAATGCGGCGACGATTTCCTCACCGACGGCAAAAGCAGCAACGGATTCATCCGGGTGTACAACATCGGCGAATACGGCGAAGGCTGGGTCTACTGCGGATATGTCTGCACGGAAGAACCGGTGATGGTCAACGAGCAGTACGTGGTCGTCGCGAAAACGCGCGTCGCCTGCCGGCAGTGGATGGACGGCCCGCAGATCAAGAGCCGGCCGTGGCTGGTGAACGGATCCAACGTGTGGGTGTACTGCAAGGCGGACGGCTGGATGCTGACGAGCCACGGATACATCCTCGAAGAGTGGCTGGAGGCGAACCCGCTGTGACACAGTCCATGATGAACAGCTGCCCGGTATGCGGAAAGCGGCACGTCATTATGTGGCCG